ATAGAGAAGCTCAAGAAACAAGCTGAAATTAGAGCTATTGTTGATAGGATAACTAAACTTAATAGTGAGAAATTAGCCCTTGAGTTTGAGTTACAAGAAAAACTATCTAATAAATACTCCGCAATGCTTCTTGGTTTAGCTAAAACACCAAATATGATTGGTCAGATAGCTAAGACATTTAGGATTTCAGGTGCTTTACCTATGATCGAGTCAATGGAAGATATTGATAAAGAGATAACGAAATTACTAGAAAAACTAAGAGGAGAGAGTTTAGGTTTCTTAGGTGAAGATGGAACGGAGAAAGATAAACAGTTTATAGATGACTTTAATAGATGGTACACAAAGCAAAATGATAGGCTTCAAGAAAAATTAGCTATTGACGAAATTGCAAGACTAGAGGCTGAAAGACTGAGTAGGTCAAACAATATAAGTCAAGAAATATCAGACAGGAAAGACAAAGAGAAAAAAGCTCTCGATGACGGTTTGATAACTCAAGAAGAGTATAATATCAGGTTAAATCTCCTAGAAAAGTTACGTTTAGATAAACTAGCTCAATTAAACGAAGAATACGATACTAAAGTAGCAAACGCTAGATTGAATGCGTTTATGAGTGGCCTTGAAAAGGTTTCAGCCGCAATGGATACTCTTTATGAGGCTGAAATATCTAGAGAGGAAAGAAGAACCACCGCAGCTAACAACGAATTAAAGAAAAGGCTAAAGAACGAACAGTTATCAGCAGAACAAAAAGAAGCTATAAATGCACAAATAGAAGCTAATGAAGAAAATCTTCAAAGGAAAAGAGATAAAATAGCGGAAAAGCAATTTAAGCTTCAAAAGGCTGTAAACATAGCTTCTGCATTAGCCGAAACTTACAGAACAGGAGTTTTAGCTTTTGGTTCTCAGCTTATAATTGGCGATCCATCATCTCCTGTTAGAGCACAGATAGCACAAGCAGTTGCGATTGCAGCAGGTCTTGCTAATGTAGCCGCAATAGCTAGACAACAATTTGTGCCCTCAGCTATAGGTGGAGCAGGTGGTGGAGGCGCAGGAGGCGCAGGCGGAGGTATGCAAGCCCCCGATTTCAACGTAGTAGGGGCTTCTGCGCAGTCTCAGCTTGCTGAAGCTGTTGGAACTGCCGAGTCACAGCCTGTTAGAGCCTTTGTGGTAGGTAAAGATGTATCTACACAGCAAGAACTCGACAGAAACATAAACGATACAGCCTCATTTGGCTAAAAAACCAAACAAATACTAACTTATAAAGTTATATATATATGGAAAGCATAAGAGTAATTGAGTTAATCATCGATGAAGAGGACGAAATCAGTGGAATTGATGCGATTTCTATCGTAGACGATCCTGCAATACAAGAAGACTTCATCACATTAAGCTCACAGGAGGTAAAATTAGCCGAAGTTGACAAGGATAAGCAGATTCTTATGGGTCCTGCACTTATTCCTAACAAAAAGATATATAGACGCTCCGGGGAGGACGAATATTACATATTTTTCTCCGATGATACCGTCAGAAAGGCTGCAGAGTTGTTTTTATCCAAAGGAAAGCAAAATAACAGCACTCTAGAGCACGAAATTGAACTCAATGGGATGTCTGTAGTCGAATCTTGGATTATAGAAGACAAAGATAAAGACAAGTCCAACCTTTATGGGTTTGACTTGCCACTTGGCACTTGGATGGTGTCTATGAAGGTCAATAATGAAGAAGTTTGGTCTAGCTATGTCAAAACAGGTAAAGTAAAAGGCTTTTCTATCGAGGGTCACTTCGCAGACACTATGGAAAGACCGCAGGAGCAACTTCCCGAGGAAGCTGAAGAAGAACTAGAGGCTTTATCTGTGTTAGAAGAGCTTATGGCTTCTATGGATGTCGAAATGAAGTCTTACAACGACTATCCAAAGGCTGCATCTGAGAACGCACAGAAAGTATTAGATTGGCGTAACAGATATGGCAGAGACGAAGTCAAAGGAATGACTAGGGTGGGTTGGAGAAGAGCCAATCAGCTCGCTAAGAATCAAAAGATCACAAGGCAAACTATTGCCAGGATGGCAGCGTTTAATCGCCACAGAAAGAATGCTAAGATAGACCCTGATTTGAGGGGCACTCCTTGGAAAGACAAGGGATATGTCGCTTGGCTTGGTTGGGGTGGTAGCGAAGGCGTTGATTGGGCTATCCGAAAGATGAAGCAATTCAGAAGGGGTGAGTTTTCTTCTATGGTGATCAATGAAGATATGGCTATCATAGATGATAGACTAGCTTATTCATCCAAAGAGAAGGCTGAAGAGAAGGCTATTGATCTAGGATGCGAAGGATACCACGAGCACGAGTTTGAAGGTCAGACTTGGTATATGCCCTGCAAGGAGCACAAGTTGGCTGAGGTAGGCCCAAGAGGCGGTGTAAAAAAAAGTCCTAAAGCTCCAAAGTCAGACACACCTAACCCATCCCCTAAAGGCGAAGGAACAGCCAAGGGCGATGCTTCAGGCAAGACAGGAGCCAAGGTGTCAGCTAAGGATAGAAAGACCTTAGAGGGCAAAGCTAGCGAGTTTAATGATAGGTATAAAGATAAGCTTGGCTATGGCGTTACCACAGGTATGTTAGCGTCCGTATTTCAAAGAGGTTTAGGAGCGTTTAATACATCCCATTCTCCGAATGTTAAATCGGCATCACAATGGGCTTTTGCTCGTGTAAATGCTTTCTTGTATCTTGTTAAGAATGGCAAGCCTCAGAATGCGAAGTACACAACCGATTATGATTTATTACCAACCAAACACCCTAAACATCCCAAAAAATAATGAGAAGACTCAAGGAAACACCATCTAGGACAAGCCCTCGCTCCTCAAGGCGAGGCTGTCTGTGTAGAGATGGTAAAACATATTCTAAGAAATGTTGCAGTGGTGCTTTAATGGCTCAGGGTATAGGTAGAGTATCAGGAATATCCACAGTGCTATCTGAACGTGGAGATGATTTATACACAGAAAACAACGAAAGGATAATACCTGAATCTTAACAAAAATACAACAAAATATATACCTAATAGTTTATTAAGTAGTTTACACTAATTTTTTATTATTCACAATATGAAAGCATCTGAAATTGTTGATAAGTTCAAGAATATCTTGCTTGCTAACGAAACCGAGGAGGCTCCTGCTAAGGAGGTCATCGAAGAGCAAGTAGAGTTGTCTAAGGACTTGAAAGAAGTTGAAGTAGAGGCTGCCGAGGAAGTAAAAGCTGACGAGGTAGAGCTACAAGAAGAAGAAGTAGAAGCTGAAGCTAAGGACGAGTACGAAGAAGAAGAGGAAGATCCTATGGCTAAGTATGCTACCAAAGAAGATTTAGCTAAAGCTATGGCTGAAGTAAAAGCTATGGTTGAAGCCTTAAACGCTGAGGACGTTGAAATGGAAGTACCTGCTGAGGCAGAGAAGCTTTCTGCTCAAGAGCCTCAAGTTGAACCGTTGTCTCACGATCCTGAAGCTCAAGTTGCGAAAAAAGGTAACTTCCAATTTGCTCAGAACAAAAGCCGAGGCACTATTGACCGAGTATTTTCTAAACTATCTAACTAATAAATTAAATTAAAATGTCTGTATCTATTACATCTACTTACGCAGGAGAGTTTAGTGGTAAGTATATCGCTGCTGCTCTTTTGTCTGCTGATACCCTTGACAAAGGTGGTATCACAATTATGCCTAACGTAAAGTACAAAGCTGTTCTTAAGAAGGCTTCTACAGATGACATCGTAAAAGATGCCACTTGTGACTTCCAAACAGGACAAGGTACTTTAACTCTTACTGAAAAGGTTCTTACTCCTGAGGAGTTCCAAGTAAACCTTGACATCTGTAAGAAAGACTTACACTCTGATTGGGAAGCTGTACAAATGGGTTACTCTGCTTTCGATCAACTTCCTGCTAACTTCGCTGATTTCGTAATCGGCCACGTTGCTGCTAAAGTTGCTGATCGTACTGAGAAAAACATTTGGAGTGGAGATACTTCTACTTCAGGTCAGTTTGACGGATTTGAAACTTTGTTGTCTGTTGACGCTGATTTGCCTGCTGCTCAAGAAATCGCTGGTACTACTGTTGACGCTTCTAACGTAATCGCTCAATTAGGCCTTATCGTTGACGCTATCCCTTCTGCTGTTTATGCTCAAGAGGATACTCACCTTTATGTATCTAGCAACATCGCTCGTGCATATGTTCGTGCTTTAGGTGGATTCGGTGCTTCAGGTCTTGGTGCTAACGGTTTGAACGCTCAAGGAACTACTTGGTTCAACAACGGTAGCTTATCTTTCGATGGCAAGCCTTTGTTTGTATCTGCAGGTTTCTCTGATGACACTGCTATCGCTGCTCAGAAAAGCAACCTATTCTTCGGAACCGGCTTACTTTCAGACAGAAATGAAGTTCGTGTTATCGATATGAGTGAAATTGACGGAAGCCAAAATGTACGTGTAGTAATGCGATTTACTGCAGGTGTACAATACGCTCAAGTTGGAGACATCGTTACTTACGGTATCACCAACTCCGCTAACTAAGAATTATTAACTCAATAGGGGGTGTTTCGGCACCCCCAATATTAAAACGAACTAATTATGGCTTGTGATTTAACTAGAGGTAGAAAAGAACCCTGCAAAGACGTAGTCGGTGGCATACGTGCGGTTTACTTTACTGATTTCGGAGATTTCGGTGATGTAACTCAAACTGATGACGAGATTACTGATATGTCAGGAACCTTTACTGCCTACAAATATGAAGTAAAAGGGAACTCTTCCCTTGAGCAAGCTGTAACTTCTTCTCGTGAAAACGGAACTACTTTCTTTGAGCAAACGCTTAACCTTACATTGCACAAACTAAGTAAAGAAGATCACAAAGAGATTAAGTTATTAGCTTATGGTCGACCTCACATTGCTGTTGAGGACTACAACGGTAATGTATTCGTAGTAGGTCTTGAGCACGGTGCTGATGTATCCGGGGGAACGATTGTCACCGGTGCTGCTATGGGAGATATGAGTGGTTACACTCTTACTTTCACAGCTCAGGAATTAAAGCCTGCAAACTTTGTGGCTTCTCCAACTGCTGCTGATCCTTATGATGGGATGTCTAGTGCTACTGTAACTATTACAGAAGGTACTAACTCGTAATAAGACCTATTCTTAAACGCAAAAGCCCTGCCCTTATCGGTGGGGCTTTTTATTTAAAACAAAATAAGCCTCTTTTAGTTATATATATATGAAGGTCCTATTACCATCTACCGACTCGCAAACATTAAAGATTGTGCCTAGAGAATATGTCGAAGCAAGCAATCTTACTATGGTAGTAACAGAAGATGGTACCAGGAAGACGGAGACACTAAGTAGCCTTACCTCTACAATAGACGGGAACTATATAAGCATACCTTGTACGTTCTCAATATTATCTGAAGGTAAACTATATTCTCTTGAACTCAAGCAGGGTTCTGATTTGTTGTTTAGGGATAAGATTTATTGCACAGCTCAAACCGACAGAACTCAAAAGCAAACTCTGAACACTAACAAATATATAGAGCACAGTGCTGAACCTAGTGGGCAGAAATATATAACGATATAAAATGGCAAAGAAGAAAAAAGCAACAGGAACCATAAGAGTAGTTAATCTACAGGGTTACACAATCCCTGAGATTAAAGAGGAACACCGACACGATTGGGTTACTTATGGTGACAATAACGATTACTTTGATCGCCTTATTGAAATGTACCTTAGCAGCCCAACGAACTCTTGTTGTGTTAACGGTATTGTAGATATGATTTACGGCAGAGGACTAAACGCAACAGACAGCGATGAAAAGCCTGTTATGTTTGCTGAGTTTAAGAGTCTTGTAAAGCCTGACCAAATCAAGAAAGTAGTCAACGATTTCAAGCTATTAGGGCAAGCTTCGTTGCAAGTTGTTTACAACAGCTCTAAGACAAGGATTACGTCTCTTACGCATTTCCCTATGGAAACGCTAAGAGCCGAGAAGACAACAGACGGAAAGATAAAAGGATATTACTATCATCCAAAGTGGAGAGATATTAAGCCTTCTGATAAACCTAAGAGAATACCAAGCTTCGGTAACGGTGGCAAGGGTGACCTTAGAGAGATTTATGTAATCAAGCCATACAGATCAGGCTTCTATTACT